GACGTCAAGCGCAGCAAGGCAATCCCCAAGACCCGTGATGCCTAAACCAGTCCTACGACCGTTTAGTCCAGCAGCCTTAATCTTTCTCCACAAATCTCGTTCGATCGTTTTAATGTGCTGAGATTCATTGTCTGACTCTATCTTACTAATAATCTTATCAACGCATTCAACTTCAAGATCTACAAGATCATCCATTAAACGTTGCGCCTTCATAGCAACTTGATGAAATCTCTCAAAGTCAAATCGAACGTCTGGCTTAAAAGGATTATTAACGAACGAAGTAAGATTAAGAACCATCAATCGGCAAGAATCATAGGGCGAAAGTGGAATTTCACCGCACGGATTCGTAGAGATGGACTCGTAACCTTGCGATTTATAAATGTCTGCCGTGCCATTATTAGTGACATTATCCCAGAAAAGAGCGCCTGGTTCTGCTGAAGCCCATGCGGCATCAACGAATTGATTCCAAATTTCGCTTGCTTTTACAACACGACGGATCTCGGCTTCTGCGGGTTGCTTTTCTACAGGCCATCGAAGAGTAAATTCTGAATTGTTCTTAACGGCATTCATAAATTCATCAGTAAACCTGATGGAAATATTAGCGCCTGTTACCTTCTTAAGGTCTCGCTTAATATTAATAAACGTTTCGATCTCTGGGTGGCGACAATCGATCGATAGCATTAAAGCACCACGACGACCGCCTTGAGCGACTTCACGGCATGAATTCGAGAATCGCTCCATAAAAACTCCGATACCGTCTGTAGTTCTAGCAGCGTTCGAAGTTGGAAGACCCTTCGGACGAATGTTAGAGATATCGAATCCGACACCGCCACGACGCTTCATAATCTGGACTTGTTCTTGATCCGTAAACAAAATGCCACCATAAGAATCTCGTGGACTATCTACTACGAAACAATTTGAAAGAGATTGTAGTTGGAATGAATTTCCAATCCCAGACATCGGAGAACCTTGTGGTACGATATCTCCGAACCCCTTAAAGTGTTCATAAATTTCATCTTCGCTCATAGGATTTGGATACTTCGCTTCGATTCGAGCAAATTCACGAGCAAGACGACGGTGTGTCTGATCCGGATTGGTCTCCAGAAGATTGCCTTCCATGTCTCGAAGAGCATACTTTAAAAATACATCTGGCGCTAATGGATCTCCTTCGAAATATTCTGTCGTTTCCTTTAACGCTAATTCTTGAACTGTCGTCAAACTCATTTTTTACTTACTCCCCATAACTTGTTGCCATTTCTCTTTCATAAGTTTCTTTCGCGTATTTTCGTCTTGCGCTAGCGATTCCTGTAACGTTAATGTATCCTCATCTAGGATTCTAATTGTAGAGCGAGACGTGTCGATGTGTACTGGAAATATGAGACCATCTCTACCTGCTCGATTTTTTGCGACGAATAATCGACCCATTCCCGTAGCCTTTTCAGCCGGCTTTCTTGATAAAGAAATTACGACGTCTGCAACCATAGCTTTACCATAAGACTCTGACATGTTTTCAAGGCCCACGATGTCTGAACCTGAACCCTCTTTATTAGATTGTGAAGCCGTCCAAATTGGAATGTTTTTCTCCATTGCCAGATTTCGCAGATCTTCGTATACAAGCTTTAACTCAAGACGAAGAGCGTCCATCTCCCTACTAGATCTCATAATATCAGCGTAATCGATAATGATTAAACTCGGTATGAATCCTCGAAGAGCTAATTTTTCAAGATGGTTTCTAATTGTAGCAACTGATGCAGAACCAGTAGGATACTCCTTGATAATAAGACGACCCAATGGCATTTCCTTATAGGCATCTAAAACTTGCTCTTTAGAGTCTTGGATTTCACTTGATTGAATTCCTGTCAAGCATGAATCGTATCGAATTCCAACCGCCGTTTCGGTTAACTCCAACGTGTAATGGACGACATTCTTTCCGACCTTTAGAGCATTGGCTCCCATAAGAACTAGGTAATGAGATTTGCCTACGCCTGTCGGAGCTGTAATAACGCCCAATTCTCCCCTACCCAACCCTCCATTTAGGATCGTCTTTTCATCGAGTTGAGCGATGCCTGTCGGGCACGGAGCACGATTAATCTTCACGAATCGAGCGTCAGCGTCTTCGAAGAAATCGTGACCAACAGAAGCAGCGATACCAACAGAAACCGCCTTCTTCATCAAGTCAACGACTGCATCGTATTGATCTGTGCCGATGAGTTCAACTGATTTTTCGAGTGCTTCTCGCATTGCCTGCTTACGACAAAAATCTAAGCTCTTTTCCTTTACGTAAGCCAAATCACCCATATCTGGCAGTGTGCGCATGCGTGACAAATATTCTACGACTTGTTCTTTAAGAACAGCGTTATTAGTTTCTCTTAAGTCATCTTTAACGATAGAAATAAGAAGGGGAAGCGTTGGAAACGTCTTATACTTTTCGAAGTATTTAAAATACTTGTCAGTTAAATAAGCTAGATACCTGAGATCAAAAAAGTCAGGCCGCATCACTTCTGTCATTTGCGTAGCCCAAGTATTATCGGTAATTAAGCCTAAAAATACTCGTTCCTGAAATGGACGACCATACTGCCCGAAATAACTCTCGCGCTCATCCTGCATCAACTTACTTTCCCCTTTGTTTATTGTTTGTCTACTAAATTCGCGTTAATTTGTAAGAACAGACTATCTACGTTGAATGTTTTAACTCCATTCTGCATTAGCGTTCTCATCAATCCGATCTTGTTTGATTGCGGTATTTCAACTCTAATACCATCTTCGATCTTTTTCACTTGCGTCGCGCTCAGAGAAGTAAGATCAAGATTCATCAATCTCCAATTCATCTTTAATAAATCTTCTGACTCTGTGATGCTTTTATACATCTTTAGCTTCGAATTTTTAGACAATTCTCTCGATTCGTTTAGTATTTCATCTAGTTCGACTTCTTCACTAGATAATTTAGGAAACTTTTTAGCCAATGTTTTTAAACCAACCCCAGGAACTCCCGGTATTGAATCGGAAACGTCCCCATCAAAACATCGAGCTAAACAAAAATTTATTGGTAAAATACCGTATTTTTCAACGATAGAATTTTCGTCGATTAATTTTTTTTGATTAGGTGACCAAACATTCACACGCTTAGAAATTAATTGATAGTAATCGTGGTCAGATGATACAATGACTATATCTTTTTCTTTAAAACAATATCTAGCAATGTAACCGATTACGTCGTCTGCTTCGCAATCAGAAACATACATTTGTCGAACTGGTGTGAACTTAAGCAAAGAGATTAGTAGTTTCAACTGCCAGTTCATGTTCTCTTTAGTATCGGGTATTTCTCCCTCATAGAAACGATTAAATCGCTGAGGTTTACGACCACCCTTGTAGTCTGGGAAGATCGCGCGCTTCCTTGCAGAGCCGCCACCCTCCCAGACTATTATACAAGCGCTTGGTCGCAGTATAGAGATGATCGAACCGAAGCTAGATAAGAACCCCATGGTACCACCCACGTGCTCTCCATTAGCCATCTGAGGGTTCGCAGCGTACGACCTACAAAATAGATTGTACGCGTCTATCAATAAAACTGGCCGATTCACTCAATCACTCCGGAGAAACGAACGCGCTCTCGGTTAGAATCGAAGATACTGACCTAACATCTTCATACGATTCTGGATCGATTTCAATGTCTTCAGCACGTACGGCTAACTTAACCATCGCGGCCTCGACCAAATCTTCTAGCCACGGGCGATATTCTCTATTCGCTAGAAGTTCTACGAAATCTGATTTGTGAAACTTCTTATCGATTAGTTTCTTTCCTTCAGAGTTTGAAACTTCGAAGAGTTTCCAAGCGCCGTCTCCAGAAACGCTAACTGTATGACCCTTAATAGTCTCTGGTCCGTGCGCCCTAAGAACGTCGAAGACTTCTTCATGCTCTACGATTCCCTTTCCAAAGTGAATTTGAAAATTACACGATCTAAATGGTGGGCCGACTTTATTCTTCACAGTCTTCGCCGAAACGTTAATTCCGATAATTTCCTTCTTGTCGTTCTCGATTTGCGAACCCGCTCCAAGCTTAATTCTCACGGAAGAATGGAAAGGAATAGCGTTACCACCTGGCGTAACTGATGGATCTCCATAAAGAACTCCGATCTTACTCCTGATCTGGTTCAAACAAATAAACAATACATTTTGATCGCCAATAACGCCTGTAATCTTTCTCATACCCTTAGAAAGAACTCGAGCCTGCAATCCAATAGTGTCTTTATCGTAGTCGCCTTCTAATTCGGCCTTTGGTGAAGAAGCAGCAACAGAATCCCAAATAATCGTAATAGGAATATCTTTTTGCATAGCCTTCGCTTTTAGAATTGTTTTTTCTGCGATGTCGAACACCTCTTCAGTACAGTGCGTATCTACATACACGAAACGTTTCGAAACGTCAACT